CTAACCAAAACTACTCAAAGAAAACAACTATTTGATAACTCTTTTAAAAGTTTTTACTCTGCAGAGTTTGCTAAATATTCAGGTAGACAATTAATTGTTAATCCAGTTATGGAGGCTGGTAGTGAGGGTTTTACTTCGCTCGCTCAAAATTTAATAGATGGTACTGATATGGGAGGTGATACAGAAGCCCAAAGTGCACAGTATTGGCTTGATGACGAGGATATAGAAATGGTAAATGCTACTATTGCTACAGCCTCATCTGAACTATCAAGAGCTCAAGTATTACTAAGTAAAAAACAATCCTTAGCACAAGATATAGAACATATTAAGGTACTATATAGAGGTGCTATCGAAGCAATATTCCCATCACCTTCTCCAGAACAACAAGGTAGGTAGACATGCCTAAAAGTATTTATGACCTTAAAGATTTCTCTGGAGGGCTAAATACCCGTATAGACAAGAGAGATATTCCAGATACAGATTTTGCAAACTCTTTAGGTTTTTCCTTTGATACTCCAGGTATAATAAAGATGATGGATAGAAGTAAGACCCATAAATATAATGGGTCCCAAAATACTCCTCAGTTCGGAGACAATAATTACAAATTAGAAGAAGGGTATGGTGCTGGATTTGTATCTTGGGATAAAGCAGCTCAATGGGTTGTTTTAAGAACAAGTCAAGATGTAAGTGGTTTAAATAATACTTATTATTTAAGTAATAATACCGATTCTGGTGGAGACTGGGATACTGATGATACATTTTTTGTTTTAAAAGTTATAAGCGTTAATAATTCTGTTGTAAGTGGTAATAGAACTATAACTTGTTATGTTATAAAGCCAGGAGATTCAACAACTAGTTTGCATACTGCTTTTGCTGAACAAGCAACAGTTAGTTTAAAGAAATCAACATCTATTGACGGAACAAGTGCTAGTACAGGAATTGATATAACCTCAACAGGGGGTACAGAAATATTAAATGAAGAAGATTTTAGTGGTAGTACTGATTGGACTTTAGGGGGAACTTCTGGTACAAATGCATGGGGAATTACTGGAGGATATTTAGGTTTAACTGCTAATACTGGACTTATTAATAGTAGTTCACATTTTATACATCAAAAATCGGGGGATATGGCTACAGCAAGCGAGCTTGAAGCTGGTGGTTTATATACTCTTAAATTAACATTTGATGCTTCATATAATTTAACAGCAGGTAAAAGTTTTAATATATATTTAGGTTCAATGACTCCAGTAGGGACTATTAGTTCAAGTGATATATCTAGTAATGTTGTATATAAAACTATTCAAGCAGGCAATGGATTAAGCTGGATTGGACTTATGCTTGAAGCAAATGATGGTACGATAGGTGCTACTGCTAGAATAACAGATATTTCTTTAAAAAGGTTTGCAGTGTCTTGGGGAAGCTCAGATAGATGGACAGATGATACGATTAATGATAGTAGTATATTTGTATATAATGCTTATGATGAATCTATAGACCAATTTAATTATACGACAAAAGCATGGCATCAGGTAATGAAAGAATCTGCAACCGACCATAATACATTAGAACCTTTAATATTACTAGATGATGATGCTGCGGCTACAGTAGAAATAAGACCTATTATGTATGCAGTAAATGGTGCTCTTCGTGTTGTAGATACTAACTTTAAAACACAAAAAGATGATTTATCTGCAGCAAGAAAACCTTGTGAGAGTAAATGGATAGGATATATAGCAAGAAAATATTTTAATGACGATTCTGTTTATTCTAAATGGCATACAACATATATGGATATAAAAGCTCCTACGGATGGATATGTATATGAAGATAATCACCCATTAAATTCAACTCAACTGGCTGATGGCTTTATTAACATGAAAGTTAATAAGAGAAAGCCAAATGACCAAATTACTATTTGGGAGTCATGTGAGGATTCTGACGGTTGGTATTCTGGGAAAGGCGGAAAGCAGAATTTTAATTACAACTTTCCAATATCCAGACAAGCTTTTGATGTAAGTTATCCTGAATATCCAGTTCCTTTAAATCCTGATGGCACACAAAAAAATGCAGTTATGGGTCTTGTTGGGCGTTCTATAAACCAAGCTAAATTTATATTTCAGTATCATAGTGGAACAGATGGGACAAGTAGCCCTACTGAGGCATTCGATAAAGCTATAGACCTATCATCTTCTGGGTCAAGTTCGATATTATTTGATTTATTTATACATCCTGATGCTTATTCTAACCTAAGAACTAGTAATTATGCTATGCAAGTTTGGTTAGGAAACCTAGGTGACTATCCTGCAAGTCTTGGGGCAGAATTTGATGAAAGCTTTGATGGAGATTTTGACGATTCTAGTGTCGCTGCAATTACATTTCAATTTAATAAAGAGGATTTAACACAAGGTTGGGGAACTTATACTGTAGATGCAAATAGATATGATAGAGTTGTAGGTTCTTTTGATGCTAAAAATGTTAAAGACTTTGTAGTATATTTTTATCCTGTTCTTGAAAATGAAAATAATAATTTAAATAGGCCTTCTATTGGAGAGTCTACTTCTGAGGCTCTTTTAGATGACTATACTCCAACTATAAGATTTAGAGGCTCTACTGGTTCTGATACAGATAGATATAGAATATTAACCAATGAAGCTACTATTGAGGGTTCTGGGAGTTTTACTGTTCCTATAATGAGATTAGAGTGGGATGCAGATGATTCATATGTGTTAGGAAATTTTGTAATGGATATTTCTAATGAAAGTAGTAGTAGCGATGGAGGTATGGCTCATTATACTAATCATTATGATGGAACTAATGGTGTAATATCAACTATTAAAAGCCATGATAATGGTACTACTTATACAGGAACAAATTTAAGCGATAGGTTTCAAGTTGGAGATTTATTAATGTTTTTTATGCATCATGATGCATATGATGATGCTAGCTCAACATTAGATATAAGCTCTACAAATAATGAAATTAAATATGAATTTGCAACTATTACTGAAGTTGATACAAGTGGCAATACATTAAGAGTGTCAGTTGGACATAATGATGGAGATTTACTTACTCATCAAATGACAACTGCTGATAGGGATTTAATTGTTGGAACTCATGTAGATAGTTTAAATAGATTTGTAGTATTAAGAAAAACAGCTGAAGGTGGTGGAGATAAGCCTATAGAAAATATACCATATGCAATAAGTAATATTAGGTATGGCAAAAAATCAGCTGGAGAATGGGATGGTAAATATAAGTTTTTTTATAGTTGGGTATATGATGATAAACAAGAGTCTAAATTATTTGAATTTAAAAAACCTATAAATGATTATAATATAACAGGGGCTACAGATACAAATGAATTTACTTTTAATGAAGAGACCGCATATATTAATTTCTCATTAAGAGAGTCTTCTGTTAATGGGGGGTGGAATCATGCTACGGCTGGGAATAAAAGAATAGTAAAAGCAAATATATATTATTCAAAAATGTTAGAAGAGGGAGAATTTGGAGAAGTACCAGAATTATTATTAGGGGAACTTGATTTAAATAAAGGATTTAAAGTTTCTGGAGAATCAGAATATAATGAGTTTCAATCTATTAATCCAGGTTCATATGCATCTAAAGATTTAATTATACCTGTTACAGATGGAAGATTAGGGGGTGGTGCTGATGGCGATGGAGATATTATTAGTAATGATGGAGATATTAATTTTGGAACATTTTCTGCTTATACTCCAGCTGTAAATGATTTAGTTAGAGTAAAAACAACAACGAAACAATTCTCTGACGATACTTTTTCTAGAGACTTTACAGTTAAGGAAATAATAACTGACAATGGTTCTACCAATGATACACTCACTGTTCATGACCCAGGGAATACAATAGATGACCCATCTAGTGCAGATGAAGCTATTACGGTTTCTAAAATTTTAAATTATGAATTTCAGTATAATATTACAGAAGGCTCACGCTCATCTTCATTAGTAGATTTCTCTTCAATTAATGATATATCTATAGAATCTCCTCCAGTAGTAGAATTATATGATTCGACAGCTTTATACTCTAATAAAAATATAGATTTCAATAATGCGAAATTTAAAACATATGCATTTAACGATAAGTATATGTATATAGGAAATATATTGCAAAATGGGAAAATTTATGGAGACAGAATACTTAAATCATTGCCAGGGAGAATGGATTTATTCCCAGAAGATAATTTCTTAGTAGTTACAAAAAATGATGGTGATGAAATTGTAGCACTTAAAGCATTTAATGATAGATTATTAGAATTTAAAAATAAGATTTTAAATGTAATTAATGTTTCAGGGAATACAGAATATCTAGAAGCATCGTTTAATCATTTAGGAATTAAAGGCCATAATGCTGTTTGTGATACGAACCTTGGGGTTGCATTTGCAAATGATAATGGTTTTTACATTTATACTGGAGAGGGAGAGCCTGCTAATTTAACAGCAAAGGTATCTTCATCTGATTGGAAAACATTTGTAGATGGAGCTTCAGAGAAGCTAGTATGTTTTTATATTCCAGAGCAAGAGCAAGTAGGAGTTCTAAATGGATATAAACAAAGTCCCTATTATCAGGATATTTATTTATTTGATTTAAAAACAAAGTCTATAAGTAAGGGTCAAAGTATATTTGATTTAGAAAGAAATTACACGAATTTCATGTATGATGATGTTAATAATAAGTGTATATGGATTAATCAAGATTTTGCAGAATCAACAGCTAAAATAAGTGTTAATACATTTGACAACACTTTAACATCTGCAGGGGTTACTCACTCAGCTTTATCAGCAGCTACTACAGGCGGTGAAACAGATATAGCATCTGCTGGACTTGATGTTTTATTTAGTGGAGAGACTGGTGCTGTTGCTATGGATGGAACAAATGCTCATAATTTACTTGATGGAATGATTGTTAATATAGATGATACTGAAGCCGATAATGCACATGATGGTAATTATAAAGTATTTAAACAAGATGCAGACCAATTCTGGTTTCCTTCAGCTAGTACTGAAACAAATCATAATGGTGATGTTACAATATCAACATTTTATCCACAAGGAGTTCATTTAGAGACTAAACACTTAGACTTTGGAAGCCCTAATGTACGGAAAAAAATATATAGTATATCTATTTCTCATAAAAATTCCGATGGATTGTTAAAGCTTCAATATAGAATTACAAATAATTCAGGGACTGGCTCTTGGACAGATTCAGCGGCATTGACTAATTATTCTGATTATCAGAGACAAGTATTTTCCATCTCTGCAAATAATATATATACGATAGGTTTTAGAATTGTAGCTAATGGCTCTACATCTGTAAGTGTTCCTTATGATTTTGCAATTAATGATATGGGGATAGTATATAGGGTAAAGAATGTCAAATAGAAAATTAGATAGATTATCTCATTTAAAGTCAGATAGAGGAACTATTAAAACTGGGTTCCCCTCTAGAGAAGAAGGGGTAGAGGGCGGAAGTCAAATTAGATATATCCCTGGATATGGGCTATCTCTCTTTGCATTTTATTCTGGTAATTGGTATACGTCTAAAATGGAGCTTCAAAAAGTAGGTAAGACTAAGAAGAAGCTGAGTGTTGATGAATTAGAAATTAAAAGCAAATTAGATTTAAATAAAATACCTGTTAAAAATTTAGACCCTGATAAAATAGATGGTGCTAAAAAATGGAATGATACTCATAAAAATCTGATAAGTGGAGAGTTTACTCCTAAATTCAAAGAAACAATTACAGATAAAATTAAGTTTCCTGGGAATAATAAGGTTGAACTATCAGTTGAATCTGGGAGTTTAGTTACTACTATGGATGGAGTTAGTGGTGGTAATTTAAAAATAGTTAGAGATGTCAATAATGGTAATCCTACTATACAAATGGGTTCTGCTGATACTGAATCCTTTTATATTACTGCGGGTTATGCTGGTGGAGGTAAAGGATTAGATTATGTTACCTTTGAATCTAAAACTGCTCAAGATAGTGGAAATGAAGGTCAAATGAGTTTTAATGTAGATGAAGTATCAATAATGAAGCTTAATGATACTGGGACAACATTATATACTCCTGGGAGTGTTACAAATGATACAGCAGTTCTTACGCTTGAAAATAATGCTTCTGCTTCATCTATGACTGGAACAGGAACAGCAATATTATTCAATCAAATGGCTCATCATGCCGAGACTCCGACTATGGTAGATGCAGCTAAAATTAATGTAGCTACTGAAGGGAATTGGTCTTCTGAAACAGGCGATACTCAAGATGCTGAAATGACTTTTGATGTTGTAGAAAACGGAAATATGACTGAAAGATTAAAAATATCTTCAAATGGGGCACATACTATAACATCTCAAGCAAATCCACAATTAAAAATTAATTATACTGCTGATGATTATTTTTCGATAGGGGTGGCCGCTAATGGAGCAACTACTATGACAACTGTAGATGATGGCCTTGGAACTTCGGGAAATTTAAATCTTGTTGCAGATGGCTATATATCAATGGTTGCGACATCAAATTCATATAAATTTAATGGAGTGCAACTTGGAAGTGAAGTAATGCTTTATAACATAGATGCTACTACTCCAGTTATGTATCATAAATTTCCACATGCAGCAAATCAAAATGATTATTTTCGAATTGGAGTTGCACTAAATGGAAATACTATTTTAGAGACAGTAGATGCTGATACGGTGGTTGCGCATTTGACACTTCAACCATATGGCGATACTTATATTAATCCTAAAAGTGGTAAAATACAATTTCAAATCAATAGTACTCCTATAGGAAATTATATGAATCCTGTAGTAGCTTCTATGATATTTAAATAAGGAAAAGATAAATGGCAAATCCATTATTAAATTTAGCAACAACAGTATATGCAGGAAATGCAGGGTGGAATTTAAGTAATACAGTCAGTACAGTTCTTGTAACTGTTGATGCTGACCATTTAGTAAAAATAAATACTATAATTTGTGCTAATGTTGATGGCAGTAGTGCTGCTGATTTAAGCCTTTACATAAATGGTATGGGTTCGGGTGCTTCTGGAGTTACTACTACTGGAGCAAATGCTTCTGTATATTTAGCTAAAACAGTATCTGTTCCCGCTGATTCTACATTAGTAATATTAGATTCTCCAATATATTTAATGGAGGGAGATGAATTAAGGGGTGGAGCAAGTGCTACAGGTGATTTAGATTTATTTATCTCTTATGAAATATTTGATGATGCATAAGGAGAATAGTAATGGCTAAATTTGAAGGTGGTATAATACACCCTACAGCTAGATATAGAACTCAAAGTGATACTCAAGCAAGAGGTGTTTATAACCTTAAAGAGCAATATCGTCACGTTGCTAATAGTAATTGGCCAACATTATTCCCAGGATGGCCTAGTAATAATGGTCAGAGAATCACAGTTAGTATTAATGAAACTTCTTCGACTGCTGATGATACTGGAGCATATGTAGTACATCATGAAGATATGGATGCTGCTGCTGCTGTTGGCTCAACTGGGAGGTTATATTTAGCTATTAAAAATACTGCTTCTGGGTCTCAAGCATATTATAATGATTTTGCTATAGGAGCTGTTCAATTT